TGTTGTGACCTTTGCACTATTTCATAAATTGCGTTTTGTAAATTTATTAAAGACGTATCGTTCTTTAATTTATCCTCAATCGCTTTAATTATGTCCTCAATTAACGTTCCTCTTACGCTTACTATTTTAGCTCCTCCCTCTCCGGACAAAAATACTAAAATATCTTGTAAAAATGAATCCGAAAATAAAACGTTCTTTGTTGTGCGTTCTATTTCCTTTTTTATTCTTTTGTTGTAGTCATATCCTACTGTCGTATAAATGTCAACAAACATTTCTTTAATCTTATCCTCTGTTATATTAGAGTAAACTAATATTTGATAATTTGATAAAGATATATTATTTAAAGGAATTTCCCCTAAAATCTTTTTGATGTGCTTTTGCACAACTCTGTACGCTTTCCGTTCGTACATATATTGCAATCGCTCCCAGTTTATCATTAAATAGTATTTGCAGCATCAAAAGCCGTCATTGAAACGTCTGTAATTCTTTGCTTATTGCTATCAACCCAAACAGTATCCATTCCATCTTCCATGATCATATCATATTTAAGAGCGTGACGGACTTCGTTTGGAGTTAATGGTGCTTTACTTAACCATTCCATTTTTTTAGACATATCCTCTTGCATCTCTGGCAAGTCGTCAACATCCCACTCAATTACAGCGTTCTCGTATCCTTTGAACTTTTTAATAAAGTTTTTATTTAAAGAGTCTTGTAATAAAACAAGGTCCGGCAAAATATTGTCTGTAATGGCTTGTTTGCGAGCTTGGTTTGTGTCGGTACTTCCTAATTTAGATTTCCCGTCATTATTCAATAACTCATCCGGCCAGTTTAAAACGTTGCAAATTGCTTTTTGATCAAACTTTAAATAGTCAAACGGCTTCAATTCATCTGTTGTCAAAGATATTCTAGTAAATGCTAATTCCCCACTTGCTCCAGCAATTCGGCTCAATCTCTCCGGACTTGCATCCATTTCAACTAAACGTTCTTTTAAACTGTTTGCCTGATCAACTGACAAAGGAGTACCCTTTCCATGAATAAAGCCAAAAGCTCCTCCATTTTGCAAAGTTTTTACATTTAGGTCAATTCCACTATTAGAACTATTTATGTTTCTTAAAGCGGCTCTTAATGGAGACATTCCGTATAAGTGCGATCCTGAAAGATCAAAGTTTGGATTTGAATATTTAATATGAATTATATCCTTAGCCATGAATTTAATCATTGTGTTCCCCTCAATCAAAACATAGTGATCAATAGGACTTTCAGTGCTTAACATGTTAGCCTTAGGCTTCAATACAATTTGCATCAAATGTGCTGGCAAAACATATAATTGAACTGGCACCCCTGCGTTAGCTCCCTCCTCTGGACTTAACAAATAAAAATAACAGTTTCCTGTTAGTTTCATGTAAGTTTTATATAAAGCCCAAACATCGCTCCACGTTTGATTTGCATTCGGTTGCTCCATAGGAAAAGCCAAATCAACCTCATCGTAAGATTTGCGTTGTAAGTTTGCTTTTTTGATTTGCTGTATAAAGTCAAAATTTCCAGAAGTTGCCTTTTGGAAATTCTTAAGTTTTTTATAACTTTCTTTATCATTTACAATTTTAACCTCGTAAGGAACCGAAACTGTTTTAGTTGCCATTTGAGTAATACAGGCAAAAACATCTGGGTTTGTATTGTATCCTTTATTGATATAAGTTTTATTATCTACATCGTAAGATGTATATCCAGCTCCTAAGTAACTAAAAAATGCTTCATTATAAACATTTTTTCCCATTAACTTGCCAGTTAAATTTTGTAGTATATTGTTGATTGTCTCTTTCATACGTCAAAGATATTAAAAAAAAAAATATTAAAACGTAAAAAATGTTTGTTCAAAACAAAAATACATTCTCATCATTAATGCGTCGCTATAATCGGGCGACCTTCCGATTGATTGTTTTACCATTTCTTTTGATATTATTCGGAGCTTTCCATCGCTGTCAATCTTATCTCGTTTGACCATTTCGAGCTCCTTTGTTATGTCGTCAATTATTGTTTGTTCTTGGCACTTAATATAAATTTGATTGCTTTGTATTAATTCGGCTAATTTAAAATAACATTGCGTTTTTAAATTTTGGTATTGTACAATTTGATTTTCTACTAATAAAGGCTTTGAGTTGTTTATAAATCCTTTGCATCCTTTTAGCATATCAACAACCCCTCCTCCAACTCCATCCTCGTCAATTATTACGTTTGACATCGTTACTTTGTATTTGTTTGCCAACTCTCTTATAAGTTGAGCAATTTCTACAATTGAGGATTTGTTTAAAGAAATTATATCCACAACTCTAAAACCGGACCAAACACAAATAACCATTTTATCAGATCCAAAACGAGCTATATCCGCACTAATATACATTTGACCTCCCTCAATAAATTCGTTTGTAAAAACGTTCTGTATTTTATCGAAATCAATAAGTTTTGAAGGGTCGTTATCATACTCCCAGTTTCCGTAATATAAACGTTGTTTACTATTCTCGTCAAGTGATAAAAGTGACTCTAAATATGATCCTGGTAAATGTGGATTATCTTTTGGTAAAGCTTGGATAAACTTTTTGTCGCTTTCAATTGTATTATTTTTATCTTTTAAATAAAATTGATTATAAACCCAATTTTTTGACGGGTTGCAAGTTCCTAAAATTTTAGGCGTCAAATTATACTCGTTTAATTTGTATCTAATACGAGATTTTACAATTTGCCAAGCTTTATAAGTTATTTGATTGCATTCGTCAATAAATGCTCCTGTTATCTCCAAAGAACCTAATCCGTCAAAGTTTGGATCGGCTGGATACAAAAATAAATCCTTTAAAAGAATTTCGCTTTTGTTATTCCAAGTTATTACTCCGGATTGAGAGTTATAATGAAATTGATTTGATAATTCGAGCTTTGTAGTAAGCTCAAAGAAAGTATTTAACGTTGTTTCTTTTAAAGCCTTTAATTTAGCTCTCCCCATTAACCAACGAGTCCCTGGATACTTTTGGCATTGTTCAATTAGCCAAAGAATACCCAAAGCGGATTTTCCACCTCCGGCAGCTCCTCCATAAATAATGTCTTTTGTTACATTATCTTTTAAATAATAAACTGCGTTTTCTTGTTTACTTATTAACCTCATCCGGTTTTATTCCATTTCCTAAGCTAATAATATTTGTTGTGACTTCGCCAGAGTGTTCTTGTTGAACTTTGTCTCCGTACATTTTCGGATAATACTTAGCCGCTTTCCATTTTAAAGTATCAATTAAGATCCTTGCAGTTGACGGATCGTACTTTCCAAGCCTGCAACCCTCCCAAATTTCGTCCATTTGAGCATCGACAGAATCGGCTTTGTCTTGAATACTACGTGTGTACAAGTCAAATAATTCGTTGTGCTCTCTTTTCCAATTGCACCACGTTTGGAATGTTGGATATTCTTTTTTAGATGCTAAGACAGCTTTTATGTTTGCTCCGTTTGCTATTTCCTTACAAATGTCTTTGCACATTTCAAAGTTGTATTCGCTTGGTCGTGCCATTTATCTTTTATTTATTGTATTATATTTATTTAAAGCGTCTGTTTTGTCAATTAAGTTATAGATTCCAAATTTAACTGGTCTTCCATGTTTATTAAGTACATCTCTAAAATTACACTTAATTTCTATTTCGTGGTCTAATCTTAATCTAGAAATGATTGCAGTGACGTTCAAACAGCCTGTCATTTCCATTAACTCAGATCTTGAAGCCGTATTTTTGTTTAATAGTTCAAAAAGGATTTCGGCTGTTTGATTAGTTGGTTTATCTAATTCAAATCTGTTTCGTGTTTTAAAAAAGTTAATCATAATTTATTTGTTTTAAGGTTATTAAAAAAATAGGGGCGTTCAAAGTAAACAACCCCTATTTCACCATGTTAACCAAAACATAATTCAAAATCAATACAAATGTAGTATTTTTTTTGAATTGTTTTGATAAGGGTTGTTTTATTTTATTTAACCACTTTTATAATACCGGCAATTATCGACGTTATTTGCCTGTTTTATATTATTTATTTGTTGCGTTTTTTAAATACTTTAACGTATTTTCAATTTCTTCAATAATAGCTATTTGAAATCCTATTTGAGCATTAAAAATATCTAAATAAAAATCACCTATTTTTTTATTTTCTAATGACGTACTTATAGGTCTGTTAAATTCTCCACAAAGATTTGCGGTTTGTTCATAAAGCTCATTTGATAAATTATATAGCCTTGAATTTGAATTGTCTAATTCTACTTTAATTTCTTGTAATCTTGATTCTTGTGTTTTCATATCTTATTTGTTTTTAAATTCAAAATATTCTTCACGTTCAATTTTTTCTCCGTATATCCTTTCAGATTTATTCCACTTACCATCTACACAACTAAAAATAATTTTAAAATATCTCTTTTTAGGTGGTTGGGAAGGATGGATAGTTAAAGTTGCAAGTGATGTTTCTTCATAAATCATCTCGATACTATCTATTCGTTCATTTACTTGTAATCTTGTTGGTGTGCTCCACATAAAACCATCAGTTGTTCCTCCTGTTCCTGTATATACTATTCCTGTAGTAATTAATGGGTCGTTTGTGTAAGTTTGTGATGTTCCTGATGTTAAATTTTCCATAATTTTTGTAGCAATTATCCTTGCAATCGGGGTTATTTGTTTTTAAATTTATGAGCAATAAGTAAAACTATAATTAATCCTACAATAATTCCTAAAAAACCACTTATAATACTTGTCATATCTTATTTGTTTTTTGTGAATATTTTATCCCAATCCTTACCAATCCATTCGATATATTTATCTCTTGATTTTTGGTATTTTATCTCGTTTATTTCCATTGCTATAAAGCATAAAACCATTAAAAAAAATGGTATTGCCACTAAAATATCAATTGCTGTCATATCTTATTTGTTTTTAAATTGTTTTCCTAATAAAATCATAATTATTCCAATTATTGCTAAAAAAGAACCTATCCCTTTTATTGTTACCATATCTTATTTGTTTTTATTTATGTTAATTAAAAAATAAATAGAAGTTACAACTGTCAAATTCAATGCAAATTCCCACATATATGAAACTATATTATCGCAATTTATTTCTATTGGATGCGTTGCTTTAATGTGCCAACCCTCAATAATTAAAAATACAATAGTTTCTAATAACCAAAATATAAATCCTGTAATCCAAAATGATTTTGCGACTTTCCACAATGTTTTTAATTCTGCTGTTTCCATATCTTAAATGTTTTTAAATTGTTTCTGTTACAATTACCAATACATCTTGACAATGTACGTTTTTATCCGCCCAATCTTTTAGCTTAATTTCGGCATTTTCTATTGAATCAGCCTTTATTAGCTTGTAAATCTCTACCCAAACTACATTTGGTCTATATTTTATCAATCCTAAATAAAGTTCCATATCTTATTTGTTTTTAAGTTGTTTAATAATTTCAGAGAATGATTTATTTTCTAAATACATAGCAATTGCTATACTAATATCTTCCTCACTATACATTATTTCTTGAAGTCTTTTAATCCTACCTACAATTGAATATTCATTATCTTTATTGTCCGTTCTTGGTAATTTTAAATCATCAAGATACATATTAACACATTCCAAATCTTCTTCTAATAACATTATTTTATTATCTTTAATGTCATATTCTTCAAGTGTTTCTTGTTTAGGTTTAGAATTGTGCCATCTTAAATTTGATGGTATATCAAGTTCTTGTTCCAAATCAAACATTTCTTTTTCTAAATCTTGTTTAGGTTCTTCTTTTGAATAAAAAGTTTTTGTTCTTTTACCATTTTCCACTTTAAAACCTATTTCTTTTGGAATGATTGCACCATAAAGTATAGTTGAAGCATTTTCAGTAGAATGTACATAAGTATCTACCTCAACATCCTCACAACTCGGATTATTAACAAACCATTCTAAAAACTCATCATCAATAGCTTGTACACCATCTTTGATTAAGTCTTGGTCTGTTGTTAGGATTATTTTTTTGCATTCTTTATAAAGATTACCTTCTGCAAAATAATGTTGAAATACATATAAAGCTGCAGAATTAATAACATAATCTCCCTCTTTAATTTCTTCATCAGAAGTGATGTAGATGTTTTGATTAACCGCACCTGAATTTTTAAATACAACAGTTACTAAATCTCCTAATATTAATCTTTCTTCAAATAGATACAACCTATTTGGTTTGTCTGTTGGTAATACATAAATGTTTTTCATTGTTTTAGTTTGTTTCATTGTTAATAAAAATTACTTTGCAATTTGCGGTTATTCTTCTTGGTAATAGTTTAAATAAATTAGGAGGGCAATTGAATACCATCTTTGGATAAACCAAATATAATGGGTAACCTCTCTTTTCTACTGAATTTATATTCAATATGTCATCAACTGCTATTAATGCGTGTTGTTTAGTATATTCTTTTGCTAAATCAGGAGAATTAGATAGAAATACACGGCTTTGATAATTAGCCATTTTACGAACTAACTCTTTTGCTTTTTCTTTTGGTTTCATATCTTATTTGTTTTTAAGTTGTTCTAATGAATTGTTCAAAAGTAGTATCCCCTTCTCTTCCTTGATATAATCTACCACAATGGTAAGCTTTTTTCATATCTTCGTAGCTATACCTGTTCTTGTCTTGTTCTTTTGCAAGATTATAACCTAATTTAAAAGCCTTACCAATATCAGAATTAAAAGATATTTTCTCTCCTAAATAAGTATTTTTAAAGCTTTCTTCAATTATTTCTTCTTGACCGCCTATATCGACAGGATTATTAAATGAATGAGATCCAATTCTGAATTTATATTCTTTTCTTATAGCTTCCTCAAGTGTTTCTTGTTTAGATTCTTCTTTTGGAATGATGATTTTGTAATATGAAATATTGTCACAAATTTTATTATAAACCTTATCGGTTTTAACCTCAACATCCTCACAACTCGGATTATTAACAAACCATTCTAAAAACTCATCATCAATAGCTTGTACACCATCTTTGATTAAGTCTTGGTCTGTTGTTAGTATGATTTTTTTGCATTCTTCTGGATAACTAAATCCTTTGTCGTGGTATAATTCCAAAGAATTAGAGCCAACTGCTCGTGTTTTAAAAACCTCTCTGTTTTTTAAATGCAAAGCGTATGGATAAGCAGGCTCATCAGAAGTGATGTAGATGTTTTGGTTAATGATTTTAATTCCATCTCCTTTTTGAGGTTTATGATAATTAAAAAGTTTACCATCTGTAACAAATAATCTACTTGGTTTGTCTGTTGGTAATACGTGAATGTTTTTCATTTGATTTTGATTTTTTGTTTTGTTTATTTTTTTAATTTATTTACCAAAATTAATAAATATTTTTTAATTACCAAATATAAATCAACTTTTTTTTATTTTTTTGTATGTTTTTTATTAATAGGTGTTTCAATTATTTTTTGCATATCCCAACCTCTATTTAATCTATTGCTATCTTTATGATTAACACATTTTTTATTTTTAGAATTTAACAAAAATGCTTCAGCAACTAATCTATGTATTTTTTTATTTTTTCCAATTTTATTCACATTTAATCTAACTTGCTCATAGCCATTTTTATTAATATTTGTTTTTAATAATTTTCTATAACCATTTCCTTTATAATTTAAAGAAACCAATCTTCCTAAATTGCTTATTTGGTAATAATCTTCATAACCTTTAACAGGTTTCCATATTTCACCATTAATAATTAATTTTGATGCTGGATCATATCCAATTGGAGCAATTCCAACTTTTTGATCTTTGTTATAAACTAAATTTGCGTGTAATGTGTTGTTTTGGTTTTTCATAATCCTTTTTCTTTTTTAAATATTTCTAATAATTCTAAATTTGTGTAAACTTCAATTCCATGTAAATAATTATAGTATCTTATTGACTTAATAGTTTCGCAATATTGAACTAATTGTAAACACCATTCGGCAAATTCAATAGCGTAATCATCTGCTATCTTTTCGCATTGGATTGATTTGTTATTATTATCATTCACATTATAAAATGGAAGTAATGCAGAAAACATTTCTTTTAGTGTCATTTTTTTAAATCGTACTTAATTGGTTTTAAATCTTTGTGTTTTTCTGCTAATTCCTTAGCCTCTTTTTTTAATCTCTTTTCCTGCTCGAAAATATTTTCGTGTCTCTTTTCAATCTTTTTCATAATTTTCATTTAAATATTGTTCCCCTGTTGTTGGTATTTTATTTATAATTGATAATTTGCAATCGTACCAACTATCAACTAAATTTTTTGTCTCTAATAAATAAGCTTTATAAAAAACGCTTTCCCAATCTTTTGTAAATTCTTTTTGAGATCTATAAAAACCATTTGATAAATTTTCAATAATAGGCTTTAGTTCTTTTGCAATTAAATGAGTAGCAGTTTGTTTCATAATTTATAAATTTAATTTATTGGCTTTGCTTTGTACAATTATATATTGAAAGTCAACTTTGTTTTTTATTTCCGTTTCTGTCATTTGCCTAAATAGGTCCAGGCGATCCTCTAATTTTATAATCTCTTTGCAAAGATTAGTAACGTATTCAACTCGGCAAGTTTTTAAATAATGTTTATACAGCCTAAGTTGTTTTTCAATTCTATTCATTTGCGTTTTATTCGTCATCCTCTAAATACATAAAAATTCTATTCTCTTCAATTTTATTATTATTTATAAAATTATAAATCTGTTGCTTTGAGTATCCTGTTTCATTTGCACATTCAGCAACTGATTCAAATATATATCCGTCTTCAAGTCTTAAAACTTGTTTATATTTCATTTCACGTTTTGGAATGTAGTAATTATTTTTTACTTTTTTACCTTGGCTAATACATTTTAAAACTTCTATATCCATTTCATTGTATTGAGAATGGTGCTTATTTAAAAGTCTATGATTTTTAATTCCTGCCTGAGCAAAGATTTGGTTTATAATAGTATTATTCAGTTTCATAAATTAACTTTTATTTTCTCTTAATTGTTTTTGTATTGATCTTATTTGATCGTTTAATTTTTCGTCATTTGAGCCTTTTAAATACAAATTGTATTGTTTTTTAAGTAATTGCTCCAGCTTTAATTGTAGGTTAGTTATCATAATTTAGTTTTGATTCAAATATTTGGTAATATGTTCTTTTTTTGTATTTTATTTGGCTAATAATTGCCTGAGCCTTTTCCATTGAAAAAAATCGAGCTTTTCCTTTTATTGCATCCGGAAATATTTCAAGCCGGTGGATCCGTTCTTTTATACATCCATAACTTACTCCGCACATTTCGGATATTTCAATTGCAGTAAAATATTGGTCTGTTGGTTTTGATTCTGTTTTGATTTCTTCTGTTTTCATTTATTTGTCTTTTATTATTATTCAAGCTCCAAAAAATATAAATTTTAAGTGAATTACGCAGTATGTATAATTCATTACTTGCGGAACGTTAAAATCAATTATAAATCCTAATCCTTGAAATTTTTTACTAAAAAATGCGTGTCTTTTTATTTTCATATTAATTCTATTCCTGTTAGTGCAAAATGTAGGTTTTGCAATTGATGAATCGATTTGACTTTAAATTCCATTTCATACTCAAACCATTTATTTGTACCGTCATTACAAAAATAAATATGAACTCCGTCTTTATGTAAGTATTCAAAATCATCCCACCCAATTGCATAACTAAATCCTAATTTTATCAACCATTCTTTAGTTAACGGTATTGGTTTATAATAAACTTCCCAACATTCTAAAATATCTTTTAAAACATCAATATCAACTTTTATGACTTCAAAAGTTCCGTCATCAATTTTGTTGCCGTTATAATCAAAATCTACTCCGATTTCATTTATATAATTTCCTAATCTTAATTCTTGTGCTTTCATTTTAAAAATGTTTGTGAGTAACGTTTTTTTTATTTCCAAATAAAAATTTGTTTACAATGTCGATAATTTTTTCAAGTGTTTTCATGATTATTTTATATTTAGTCTTTTTGCTTTTAAATCTCTTAAATAAGGTTTCTTTTGTTCGTCTTCGCTCCAGGCTTGTATTAAATCCTCAAGCTCTAATCTATTTATTCCGTCTGTAATTTTATCAATGTAAATTAACACCCGGTCCCGAAATGAATTGTTTGGCTTTATTTTTTCGTATGAATTCTTTACGTCTTCAATACTTAGCAAACTCTCTTCAGTTTGTTTCTTTTGTTTTAATTGTTCTCGCTCCCTTGCTTCTGCTTTCATTTCCATATACATCGGGAACCATTCGCCAAATATTAAATTGCTATCAACTCCTCGCTTTGTAGTTCCAAACGTTCCGCTCCTGGCAAGTTTAAAGAATAAAACAATATCTTCTAAACTTTCGTAAGTAAACTTTTCAATTGTATCGCAAGTCAATATTTCCAATTGAGATTCGTTTAATTTAGTGCTAAAACCAAAAGAGTCAATAAAACGGTTAACTAATATTCCAACTATTGTAAATCCAATTTGAGAATTTTCGTTTTTAAAAGTAGATCTCATAATTGGTTTATCCAAAGTTTTATCAATTGATAAATCCAATTCGTAAAAACCTAAGTTTACATTTTTTGTAATTATTGCCTTAGCTAAATTTAAAGTTTCTTGCCGTTTCTGAATTAAAGATGTCATTTGCAAGTTGCTCAGGTGTTTTTTCGACTCTTCCATTGTTAAAAGTATTTGTTTGTTTTAAATTATCAACCCAGCTCCATTTGAAACCGCTCCAACTTTTCTCAACACAAATTTCTAAAACTTCGTTTATGTTGCAAGTTCTTTGTTCTAATTCTGCAATAAAATTTTTATAAGCTGTTTCGGTGTTAGTTGCTTTTTTTGTTTTTCGTACTTTAAGCCAATCCTCAACTAATTGCCTATCGAAACCATAATCAATTAAACTACCTAAAAAAGAGAATTTAGGCGAAGCCGGTAATATTTCTTTTTTTATTATTTTATTTTCTATTATTTCATCTTTTATTATCTTATCTTCTCTTATGCCTTTTGATTCGCTTTCAATTGGGTTTTGATTCGCTTTTATTTCGGTTTCTATTTGCTTTTTTGGTCTTCCTCCTTTTGCACCGTTCAAACTATTAACTGAGCTTTTAGAAGTTGCATTAAAGTATTGATTGTCAAGAAACTTAATAATAATTTTATCGTCTTCCAAATCAATTATTCCCTCTGTTAAAAGCTCCTCAAACTCTTCCTTATAATTAAACCTTTTTAAGAATTGAATTTTAGATAAATCGCATTGCCTTTGCCAATAATAAGAGCAAATATTAATAAATAAACCCTGAGCGGATAAAGTACAAAATGAAATGTCTTTTGTTAAGTACTCGGCTGGCTCAAATTGAAAATAAGGTAATTCCTTTGCCATAATATAATTATTTTATTAAAACATAAACGGCTATAAATCCAAACGCTTCTCACTTCGTTTTTCATTATAACCGTTGTTTAATATCTTTAGACTGGGTAAAGTGAGAAGCCAATCATGTGCCAAATATAAAAATTTTATTCTAATTAAAAAACTTTTTACATATTTATTTTAAATTGACTAAAACCAATTTTATAAGGGATGTAAATAAAGCCTTTTTTACGCTTTGTTTTATGAAATACGATCCAACTATCCTGAGTCATTATTTTTTTGATTATTTCGCCTGTATTTAAGTTTATCGCTATGATTTCAATTTCGTTCATTCTGAATTATTTTAGTAAGCTCTCTATATTTTATTTTTAACACTTCAATCTCCGGAATTGATAATTTTGTTTGAACGTTTCTTTGATCCAGGAGCTTATTAAATTTATCCTCTCCAATCCTTTCTGGTAACCTTATCGAATATTCGTTTATATTTCCATGTCGGTGTTGGTTACAAGCTACGCATTGACCGTGAACGTTATCTGTATTAAATCTTAAATTTGGATAAGCTCCAACGCTAAAATAATGACCAGCATCGTATTTGCTTTTAAACTCGGCTCCGCATGAAATACAACCTAAATATAAATCCCTCTCCCTAATGTAAGTATTAAAAATCTTTTGCAACTCACTTAAATAATCTTTGTGCGTTTTTAACTTTTCTTTTAAGATACTTTTTTCTTTTTTAGCCTTATTTGCTTTTAATTTGTTTGAATACTCAATCGCACATTTTGGGGAACAAACAGGAATTAAAGGTCTGTTTGGAGTAAAAACTTCGTTACAAATTTTGCATTTACGAGATTTAATTTTATATTCAGTATTTTTCATTTAATAAAGCGTTTTTATAAGCAAAATGTGCATCAATTTCATTTTTATATAATCCTAAATGTTTTTTTTTGCCATTTATTCTGATACATGAAAGCCATTTATTTGTTTTTTTATACCAACAAACACCAACATATAAACTTGTTTTATTTTTTTTATTTTTTGAGCAATTTTCTCTATTTGATATAAGTTG